CCAGCCGCCTGTTGCAGGTATTCACCACTCAGCTGTCGTCACGCGCCCGTCGCCGCCAGTTTGGCAGCGGGGCACCTGATGCCCTGGCCCAGCTGACCAACCAGCCCACTGTTCTCGCACTCAAGGCGGAGATGTTCGACGCCATGTTGGCCCCGGCCAACGGGGTGCTCGACTTCACCGCCTCGCGTATCCAGTTCGAAGTGGTCGATGACGGCTTACACGCTCATATCGACGGCAGCTGGCAGGGTGCCGACATCACAGTAAGAGTCCCAATCTATGACCAGTAGCGTATTTAACCCGCAGACCGACCGGATCCCCGCGCCGGATGTGCTGACCGTGGATGGGTTCGAGGCGGTGCTGGCCAACATCAAAGCGCTGATCCTGGAGCGGGTGATGGCCATGCGGCCGGATGATGCCGATGCGGTGGCCGAGACGCTGGAGAACGACGCCGAGATTGCGAGCATCATCGCCCAGGCTTGCGCCATGGTAGTGGTCAACCGCGAGCGCCGCCTGAATGACAAGATCCGCCAGATCCTGCTGCTCTGGGCCAAGGGCAGCAACCTAGACGCGCGCGCCGCCGATTACGGCATCACCCGCCAGGTGATCAAGGCTGGCAACCCGGCCGCCTACCCGCCGATCCCGGACGAGATGGAGTCGGACATCGACCTGCTGACCCGCTGCCTGCTGGCGCCCTTTGGGTTCGCCACCACGGGGTCAGCTCTGGCGTACCGCTTCCACCTGATGACCCTGGGGGATAAGCCCAAGATCACCGTGACCTCTCCTCAGCCCAATAGAGTGGTGATGACCTACGATTTTCCCGCCAGTTCTCGGGCGGGAGAGGTGAAAGACGGTCGTGCCAAGGTAGCTGTGGTGGAAACCGGGCGGGTCGACTGCTGGCTGCTGGCCAGGGCGGGAGATGGCACCCCCTCGGATGATCTGCTGGCCTACGCCCAGGCCTACATGATCCGACCCTCGGTGGCGCTGATCTCGGACGTGCTGACGGTGAAGAAGCCGACCATTCGCAACTACGCGATCCGGTTGCGGCTGCACGGCAGCAACTCACCTGGCGGCATCATCGACCCGGCTCCCGTGAAGACCAACCTTGAGGCCTATGCCGAAGGGGCTCGCCAGCTGGAAGGGTTGATCGACCCAGGCCGCCTCTATGCCATCGCCCACGCCGAGCAGACAGTGGTGCGGGTGGAAGTGCTGGAGCCTGCCGCGCCCTTGGTGTGTGCCATCAACGAGGCCCCCTACTGCACCGGAGTGCAGGTCGAGGTGGTTTATGACTGACAGCGTCCAGCCGGATAACCGCAGTGCTCTGCAGGTGGCCATCGAGCAGGCGCTGGACAGCATGTTGGGCGCCGTCGATACCCAGGCCCCCCTGCCTCAGCTGTTCGATGGCATGGCGACCCCGGCTCAGTTCTTACCGTCCCTCGCCATCGAGCGTGGCGTGGCGGACTGGAGCGCGGCCGATCCCGAGCTGGCCAGGCGCAAGACCACGGCCGGCGCCCTGCCGCTGCAGTCCCTCTCTTGCACTGATACGGGGCTGCGCAGGGCGGTCACCGACATCGGCTTTTCCTGCTCCATCAAGCGCCTGCGCTCCTACGTCATCGAAGTGTCGGCGGGGCTGGAAGAGGGCACCCTGACGGACGAACTCAGCCAGCGGGTCTTTCGGCGGGTGGCCACCTACAAGGCGGCCCGCGACTCGGCGACTGTGCTGCTGGTGAGAAGTGCCGATGTGGCCCGCAGCATCGGGATTTATGCAGAAACGGGGGTTATCTCGGATTGCGAAGCCTACGTGCCGCAACCGACTGACGGTCTCTATTATCCCGGCCTGGCTATCCAGGCTGAAACCTACGTCATATCTGATAGCGAGGCATACCGTGGCTGATTTAAAAGGCTATGTGACAGCGGTCGGGCAGAATTTTGAAGCCCTGGCCAAGCAGATGGGATACAGCGTCCAGATCGGCACTGTCGAGATCGGGGATGGTGTGCTGCCGGATGCCGAGAGCCCCATCGCCCGCACCAACCTGGTGAACAAAATCAAGTCGTTCCCGGCAGTGGTGGAGCAAGATCCCCAGAACCCGGGGCAGTTTATCGTCTCCTGTAATATCGCGGCCGATGACGCCATCAACGGCGCCGGCTACTTCATCAGGGAGATGGGGGTTCGACTGGTGGGGCAGGGGGCTGGCGTGCTCTATGCCTATCGCCGCATCAGCAACGACTTCAAGCCGCTCATTACCCAGGGGGAGGCCAAGAGTTTCATCTACAAGCTGCGCTTCATCCCCAGCAATGGCGAACTGCTGACCCCCATCATCAACCCCTCGACGGTGCTGGCCAGCGTCAGCTATGTCGATAATCAGGTCGCCAACGAACTCGCCAAGCGGGATAACAAGCAGAGCGTGCGAGCGGCAACAACTGGCGCCATCGCTCTCACAGCCACCCAGACCATCGACGGCGTGGTGCTGGTCGAAGGCAACCGGGTGCTGGTGAAAGACCAGGCGGATGCCAAGCAGAACGGCCTCTATCTGGTGGCCGCCCAAGCATGGACCCGAGCTACCGATGCCGACCACGGCACCAAGCTGACCAGCGGCGCTCGTATCTATGTCGAGGAGGGCACAGTCAATGGCGCCAAAGCGTGGTATCTGGCGACGACAGGGGCAATCACCCTCGGCACGACCTTGCTGCTGTTTAAGGATGAGCATCCGGCGGCCAGCGAAACCGTCAGAGGGGGGACCCGCTACGCCACCCAGGCCGAGGTCGATGAACCCAGCCCGGCAAACCAGAAAGATGATGCCGTCGTCACCGTCAAAAAGCTGTGGGCCTGGGTCAAACAATCCAGTGAAACCGTGCTCGGCATGATGAAGGTGGCGACGCAGGCGCAGACGAATGGCGGAGCGGCGGATGATGTGGCGGTGACGCCCAAAAAGCTGCGCTCCGGTTTTTCTGCGTCTTTAAACACCACTGGCTATATCGCTTTCCCGTCGTGGATGGGAGGGTTCATCATTCAATGGGTTGTCAGGACGACTGGTAACATGGGTATCGGTAGTCAAGAAGTCCACGCGGGCGCGTGGCCCATAGCGTTCCCAACTGCGGTTGTTGCTAGATGGTCCGCAGCGGTCAGAACCATTACGGCAGGAGGGGCATATGCTAATCCTGATACTTCCCCTGCCTCGCCGAATGCCAATTTTAGAACGATAGTGACGTGCACAATTCCAGGTCAGTTTGATAGCATTTCATTCGCAATTGGCTTCTGAGTAAGGAGGTAACATGGGATTTTATTTTTCAAAAAACACAGGTGGTTTCTACAGTCAGGCAATTCATGGCAATACCATGCCAAGCGATGCTGTTGAGATAACAGCCGAACATTACTCGGAGCTGATGCGGGGTCAAGAAGATGGCCTATCCATTACTGCGGATGATACTGGCTACCCTGTGTTGCAGAGTCCCCCACCCGTTGTCATGACAGCATCAGATATCGAGCGCCTGCGACTGACCGCCTACGCCGACCCGATTTCTGGTTCTGACCGTTATTTCAACGAGGCGACACGGATGCAGCTAATGGATGAGGGCGGCTGGGAGACCATCAAAACAGCTGGGATAGTGCGATATCAGAAAATCCAGCAAGAATACCCCTGGCCCGCCGATTTGTAGCATCAATCGAACCAACACCCCGCTTCGGCGGGTTTTTTATTGCCCATTCCAGGAGCAACCCATGGGAAAAACAGAGTATCTGGTGCAGCTCGGGTTCGAGCATCCCAACACCGGCCATTGGCAGGCGGCGGGCACCACCGTGGAGATGACCGAGGCAGAGGCCACCCAGCTTATCCTCAGCGGTTACCTCATCGTTAAACCGGCCGCCAAAGCGGCAAAGGGGAAGTAAGTCATGCCAGCTATCGAATCCTTCGTTCACAACGGGGCGAGTATCATCCGCGAGCCTGCTCCGTCCCCCATGGGGCCGCTCGGCCGAGCCATCTTCGGCCTGGTCGGCACCGCGCCGGATGCCCACCCCGACATCCCGCGCAGCAAGGCGTTCTGGGTCAACAACAAGGCTGCCCTGGCCAAGCTGGACATCACCGGCCAGGAGCGCGGCACCCTGTGGCGAGCCTGTAGCGCCATGCTGGATGCGGCCCAGTGCTCCATCTACGTCATCATCGAGGATGAAGACAACTCGGTACCGCCCGCCGACAAGGACTACGAGGGGATCATAGTCACCGCCGTGGCCACCGAGAGCGGCACCCTGGCTGTCACCCTGACGGATGTGACCCTGCTCGATGCGGTGCTCGGTGCCCAGGCGGCGAGCTGGACTGCCACCATCGGCGGCAAGACCGCTGGCCTGGTGAGTTACCTGCCGGGTGAGACCAACGTGCTGACCATCAAGGGCAATGGCACCATCGGGCTGGCAGACCTCACTGCGCAGAGCAAGATCGTCATTCACGGCAAGGACCTGACTGCCTCCGGCACCATCGCCAAGATCGTCGGCGGCATCGACCAGCTGACCGGTCGTCGCACTGGCATCGAGGCGCTGGCCGCCGACATCCCGGAGACCCTGACCGACATCGCTGCCCCCGGCTTCAACCACAAGGCGGTGCACGATGCCCTGGCCAAGATGGCCAAGCGGCTCTATGTGGCCCCGGCGCTGGAAGGCCCTAGCACCACCGACGAGGCGGTCATCGCCCTGTCGCAATCCCTCGGGGTGGTGGGCACCGGTTATGCCGACGCCGTGCTGGTCGATCCCTTCGTCAAGGTGTGGTCGAACGCGGTCAAGGGCTACGTCTACATGTCCGGCGTGGCGCACTATCTTGGCTGCGCCGCACGAGTAGATGTGCACGAGGCCCCCGGCAAGGGCCGAATGAACGCCTATATCGACGGAGTCCAGCGAACCATCGATTACAACCTGCTGGACAAGACCAGTGGTGGTGATCGGCTTAACAAGTACGGGGTGTGCTACTTCGGCCGCACCAGCCGTGGCGGCTTCTCGCTGCTGGGCAACCGCACCCTCAGCGGTCGTTTCATCAACCTGGTACGGCTGGAACTGGCGATTATCCGAAAGCTGATCGCTACCACCGAGCCTGGTATGGCAGAGCTACTGAGCAAGGAGTTCATGCAGTCCAAGGTCGCCTCCCTGCAAAACTGGCTCGATGGCGAAGCCGCAGCTGGCAAGATGATCGGGGCCAAGGTCTACCTGCACCCGACCCTCAACAACACGGATAACTACCGCAACGGCGAGTGGCATATCGTGATTGGCTACGCCGGCTACTCGCCGAACGAGCACATGGTTTATCACCTGCGTGAAGACGTAGGTATCGTCGAATCCTTCCTGAACGAGGTGCTGTAATGGCTGGTCAGAATGTACGGATGATGCAGCGGATCGTCGTGGACGGCATCCCGCT